CGGCAGTGGGGTTTCGCGATCCCCTGCGCTGAGATGGTCGAGGCACTTCGCCCCCTGTCCCCGTTGGTCGAATTGGGCGCCGGAACTGGCTATTTGGCGGCGATGTTACAGAATGCCGGACTAGACATCGTCGCCACAGACGCACAGGTCGTCGGCCCCATTGGCTATGGCTTTCAGCTCGGCCGTTACCGTCCTCTAGTTCTATCTGACGCTACGGCGGCCGTCCGAGGCTATCCAACTCGATCGGTATTCTGTTCCTGGCCTACCCAGGGCGATCCCTGGGCACTCGATGCTGTCCAAGAGATCGAACCAGGACGCCGTCTCGCGTTAATTGGAGATGGACCCGAGGGCGTAACGGGCACGCCAGATCTCTATGAATTTCTCAAGATAGCTTTCGAGGTGTTGGCCGAAGTGGATATCCCGCAGTTCCCCAAATGTCGGGACAAGCTGACGATCCTCCGTAGGCGCTAGGCACGCATATACACCGCGATCGCGAGCCCGGGACCAGGAAGCGTACCGCCCTGCCCATTCCCGGCCCCATGACCGACACTGTTTGTCCCTGCCATTTGCCCGTGCCCGCCCCGGTACGGGAGCATAGCGGGCGCTCCTGCTCCACCATCGGCTGCAGCGCTATGAAGGCCGCCCGGGCCACCTCCCGTTCCAGCGCCGGTAGCGCCATTGGAACTGGTTGAACCCGCGGTTCCGGGGCTCCCGTTGAGGTTGACATCCCCGCCCGTTGCGATTCCGCCCGTTACGACAGATGCCCTGCCTGCGGAGGCAATCGAGCCATCCGGAAAGGTCGCCGTGGTGTCCACGTAGTTCAAAGCGAACTCACCGACTACAAGCGTGACAGTTTGTGCCAAGGTCAGAAATTTTGTGACCTCTACGTAAGCACCGGATGCCCCACCAGCTGTAACGACCGAACCATCACCGCCCGCGCCCCAGAGCACGAATTTCCAATACCCGGCCTTCGGCGGCTTGAAGACGTAGGATGCCCCCCAGGGAAAGACGAACGGCTCCTGAAGCCGCTTGTTTGACTTCCCCGGCCGCATCGATTGACTGACGAACCCCTTGAGGGATTGCCCCGCCGGCATCAGTAGTCCGCCCATTCTGCAATGAAGTTGAAGCTCTTGGAAATACCGGTCGCCACGTAGATGCGCTCGCTCGCCTGGAGGATCATCGGGTTGTCGTCGCTGAACCCGAAATCCACTGTGAGCGAGCCGTCCGTGCCGCTGACGGTGTCTGAGCCGCAGGTCTGCGCCGCAGCCAGGAACTTCGTCGTCCCCGCATCGATGGACCGGTAGATCTGCAACGCGCTGGCCGTCACCGTCTCGCAAGGGACGGCCACGATCCGCGTCAGCCGGCCTCCGCTCGATCCCGCGGTGAGCAGTAGCGTTGCGGTCGGCGGGCTAGCCGGCGTGAAGTTGGTGTTGGCGGTGGACACATTGACCATCGCCGACTTCGGCGTTTGCGGGGTGATGATGGAATTGGCTGTCCCGGGCATGGAGGGCTCCTAGAGGGCGACCGCGAGGGCGACCTGCACCCCCAGGATCTTGCTGCTGAAGTCGGAGAGGTCGGCGGTGGCGATCGGTTTCCAGAGCGCCGTCGCACCGTTGGTGAACAACGCCTGCCCGGCCGCTCCCGCCTGGGCCGGCAGGATCCCGGCGTTGGCGGTGAAGGCCAGGTTGTCGGCATAGGCCTTGGTGGCGGCGTCCTGCGGCCCGCTCGGATCGGCGACCGAGGTGAGCCGCTGGGCTGCGAAATCCGTGGCGACCACCCGCCTGACATTGGTTCCGTCGCAGATCGCGGTCACGGCCTCGCCGGGCTGGATCACCGCCGTCGCGCCGGCGCCCGTGGTGATCGTGACCGCGCCCGAACAGGCGTTCCACACGTGATAGCTCTTGCTGACGCTGGGGATGCTCACCGTGAACGGGCCGGCGCCGGTGAACTTCACCATCGCCGCGCGGGCTTCGTCGTCGCCGGCGTTGGCGGTGGTGAGCGCATAGTCGCCGGTCAGGGCCTTGGTCAGCCAGCCCGCCACCGCGTAGTCGGCGTGAGCCAGCACCGTGTTCAGCTTGTCGCCCCAGAGATTGATGTTCTCGCCGGTGAACTGCAGCTCGAAGCGCAGGGAGGCGGAAAATGACGACGGCATCAGACGACCACCGCGCCGGTGTCTTCACGGACCCAGTGGACCCCGTCGGAATGGGCCAGGACGTTGAGGTCGCTGATCAGCGCCACGCACTGCGGATAGCTCGCCGCCGGCGGCAGCTTGGCCTGCGCCACGGCGAAAACTGGTGCGGGCGCCCCGGGGGTCTGCAGCGCGCGGATTGCGTCGTGGATCGATGTCAGCACCGCGTGGAAGGCGGCCGGGATCCCCGGCCCAATGGGCGTCAGCATGGTCAAACTCCCCTGGTGATGTCGAAGTCCGCCCGGCCCCGGCGCGGAATCTCGGTGGCCAGCGTGCGCGGCGACCGGGCGCGGGCGTCCTTGGTGTTGATCTCGGCGATCGCCCGGTCCAGCCGCGCCTCGTAGGCCGCCGCCAGGGCGTCGTCGCGCAGGAATGGGCCGGCTTCGGCGAGCGTCGCGAACAGATAGGCGTCGGGATAGTCCGCCAGGAGCCCGTTGGTCGGCTGGCCGGGTGACAGCGCGAACCGCGCCAACATCCGCAGCACCAGGCCATAGGTCTGGTCGCAGGGCCGGTCGAAGGCCAGGTTGCTCCCGTCGATCGACCAGCTGCGCGGCTGCCCCTGCAGGCTCGAGGCGCCCAGCAGGCTGGGCTCGATGAACCGCAACGCCTGGCGCTCGCCGGATATCGCGATCCACAGCGCCAGCGGCTCGGCGAAACCGGCCGGGAGCGGCAGCGTGCGCGCGCCGGCGGTCGCCGTCAGCGTGACCTCGACTTCCGCGAGTCGCGCCCGCAACACCCGGTTCAGCCGGGCTTCCGCCAGGGTGATGAATTCCGGGATGCGCTGGATCAGATCCCCGCGCACCAGCCAGTTGGCCGCGGCCGCCTGCAGCTCGGCATAGGTCGTGATGGACATGGTGATCCTGTTCGTCGGATTGCATGGACGTGCGTCGGCGCGCGCTCGACGCGCGTCACGGCGACTGACAAGGTTCGGCTTCTTGTGACTACGCGCCAGGCTGGGTCGCTGGCCCAGGTCTATCGGCCGGCGGATAGGCTTCGGCTGTGCCGTCCGCTCTCAGACGGATGAGGCTCGACCTGATCTGGAGCGCCGCCTGGCCGGACACTACAATTCGCGTGGTCTCGCCATTGGTCACATACTGGTCTTGCCCGGACGCGATGCAGACGCCGTGGGCGTCGAGAATCTTGACCGCGGCATCATTGTCCCCAGTCTTCCAGTTGACCCACAGGTCGTCGCACGCGTCGTTGCAGGTGACGGTGTTGGCGGCGCCCAACACTACGACGACCTGCCGACCTCCGGCGCGCGTCACATCACCCCCGGCGACGACCACCTGGAGATCGTAGGCCGGATCGCGCGCAGGGGCCGGGAGGGCGACCGTGGCAAGCCATACCATCGCGAACATTGCACTTCCGGTGATCGCCCCCCAAGAGAAGGCGGTCAGCCGAATTCGGCGCGCCGGCGACGCCTCCGATTGCCCGATCATGATTGCGGCCTCGGTGGGGCGGGGCTCGTCCTGAGACCAAGCCACCAGGCGTGCCGCGCCCACGGCGCACGCCGTAGCCCGTTCCAGCGTTCGACAAGAAGCCGGCTGTCAGCATCGAGCACGCGGACCCCCAACAGATCGCCGGATACCCACGGGATGTCGTCGCAGGTCCCACGGCAGTGCTGTCGGATCAGCAGGTGAGAGGAGGCAAGCACGATATCCTCTGCCCCCACCCGGCTGAGGTCGGCGCCGCGCCCCGTCAACATGGCTCGCTCGAGACGCCCGCCATGGTCGCGATGGAGAAAGGCTTCATACCCTATCCCCCCTACGAGAAGGATGGCGGTGAACCCCGAAACGCCCACGGCCATTCCGGCTAGGAAGCGCAGCATCCTGCCCATTCTTGCCTCTCGTTCGAGACCACGTCCAAAGCTCTATCATGACCGGAACGAAGTGGGAACGAAAATGCCGTGCGACAGGGCGACGCCACATGTGCGGTGGGCGGAGTTGATAGCTGTCGGCCGCAAGCTCAGAACACCGCCGCGCCGAAGGTCTTTTCCGGTCGGAAGTAGAACAGCAGATAGGGTTCCGTGGCCGGATCGATCGCGCTCGCGGTCATGTTGCCGAACGTGATGGCCAGAGTGTCCGTCGCCGACACCCTGGCGGTGCTCACCACCAGACCGGCGTGCAGCGATGGCTTGTTGACGTGGACAAAGTCGCCGGGCCTGAGGCCCTTCACGGTGAAGCTCTGTTCGGCCGAGGTGTTGGCTGCAACCGAGGCGACATCGAGCGCCAGCGCGCAGACGCCGAAACGGTCTTCGTTGATCATGGCGCCCATGGGCGGCCCTCCGATTTGAGATTGGAAGAGATGCGCGGAAGGAGCCGCCCGCTTGCGAGAGCAGCTCCCCGCGTTCAATGCGTCAGTGGTTGGCCAACCGGCAGGCGAGCTGCGGGCGGATCGTCTTGAACCCGTAGAGCACGTCGAGCCGGCACGGGAACTTGTCCGAGTTGATGTCGTACTGCCGCACGATCCGCATCGAGACCCCGTCGAAGGCCTCCCGCGCAGCGAAGTCGACACCCCGCGGCATCACCATATCGGCGCTCGCGAAGGCGAAGGCCCCTTTCTGGTAGGCCATGGACAGACCGTAGTTCGTGGAGATCACCCCCGAGAAGCTCAGGGCCGCCGTGGCCGACGTGGTCGGGATCACCACATTCTGATAGGGCCCGCTCAGGACGATCGCCGGCGTGATCGAGACCGCCCCGGCGCCGCCGGCGTAGTCCGCCGCCACAGCGAACTGCTGCAGGATGCCGGTGGACTGCTTGGTTTCCGGATGCACCCGGAACACGTTGGCGATGGTGAAGATGTCGCCCTTCACTGCCGCACCCGTACCGGTCGCGACGGTGATCGATGTCACCGGCGTGGCGACAAGCGGCAGTACGCCGACCAAGGTCGAGGTGGTGTAGGCGCCCGTGGCCGCGCCGCGCGAATGCGAGGGCCACAACGTGTTCTCCATGAAGTCGAACCCGGCGGTCCGCCCCATGAAGCCTTCGCGGTTCTGCTTGCTGATCGTGGTCTGGTCGTTGAACAGGCCCTTCAGGGCGTCGACCAGGTCGACGTTGTCCTGGGTGTTCAGGTTGCAGGTCCGGCCGTTCAGGGGCGCCAGGTTGTCCACCAGGATCTTGCGGCCCTGCAGCACCTTGGCGAACGTCGCCGACTGCCCCTGGTTGTCCACCTGGTTGTAGACGTCCTTGTACATGGTCATGGCGTCGGACTCGATGTTCGCCGCCAGCACGGCCATGGCCGGCTCCAGGATGCGCTCGGAGAAGTCGTCGAGGGCCAGAGTCAGGTCCACCGAGGTGAAGTTCAGGTCGACGCCCTTCTGGGTCTGCACCTTCAGGTCCACGGAGGTCTCCGTGGTGTCGTTGAGCGTGCTGTTGTTGCCCAGGGGGGCGCCGGTTCTCACCACATACTGGTTGGGCAGGCGCACCTTCAGGGTGTCGCCGATCTTGGCGCCCTGACGGGCGAAGCTGTCATCGTATTCGCGCGTGATCGAGCCTACGAAGTTGAGTTTCTGGTGCAGCACGCGCAGGGCCTCCCGCGTCACCGCGGTCGGCGTCAGGATGGCGTTGGCCATTTGGTCGTCCTTTCAAGGATGGGGTTGTGATTGAGCCGCGAAAGCCGCCGAGGCGCGGAGACCGCGCGTGCTCGGCGCCGGCCGGCAGTCAGCCGGCGGCGGCTTTGGAGTCTTGAGTCTTCGGCGGGCCCGGTGTTCCGGGCGGTGGCCCAGGAAGGCTCAGCCCGGATCGGCGCCCTACCGCTTGTCACGCGGACAAGCGTCACCTATGTCTTGAACGAAACAGGAACGCGAGCCGTTCTCGATGTGGTCTATAAAAAGCCTTTCCGTTTGGCAGCGATGGTCCGGCTCGGTCTTGGTCGTCGGGATGTCCTTCGTCCTCATAGGGGCTGGCATCGGGCGAAACTTCGGAGACGTGGATCTGTGGCTGGCCTACGGCGGCGCGGCGGCCTACGTCGCGGGCGCCGGCATCTGGTCGATCGCGTCTGCCTGGGACGCCGGTGGCGTTGTCCGCCGCCTGCTGTTGATCTGGTTGCCCGCTCTCATACCGGTCGCCTGGCAGGCCTCGGCCGTCCACGCGACGCGTCAGGACGACACCAATGCCTTGGCCGTGATGATGTTGATGCCGCCGGTGGCCGCGACCTGCCTCGCTGGCGCGGTGGCGACGCTCATCACCCTGCTGGGCCCGCACGATACGGACTAGAGCCGTCGCGATGATGTTTCGCAGGGGTCGAAGGGCGGCGGCTCAAAGGGCCGGATAGCGCAAGTACGCCGCCAGATCCAAAGGCGGCGGCGGAGCGCCGTCGTCGCGAAGATGGGTCCGGTAACCCGGCGTTCGTCCATCTCCCATCCGTCGACCGAAGATCGGCTCCGAAACATCGCCAGCGAAGCTGTTCGAGTTGCTGTCCCAGATGCCGTAGAAATTGCCGCCCCGATTGACGCCCTGGGCGTGGAGCAGTGCTGGCAGGGCTGCCTGCTCTGCAGTCTCGTTCGGCAGGAATCTCGAGCCAAGCACGCGGGACGGCTTCGCATAGTCTTTGCTTTGAGCCGCGGGCGTTACGGCGGCGCGGACCCGGTTCGAGCCGTCGATCGTTCCGCCCCAGAAGTCGGGGCCTTCAAGCGAAGGCTCGCCTCTGGCGATGAGTCGCCTGCTGCCGTCGTCGTACTCCACGAACATGTGGTCAGCCAAGCCAGCGGCGTTTTCCACCGGCCGGGCGTGAACCGTCACTTCCGTGCCCGGACCGCGTCGTGGGGCCATCTGCAGCGCCACAAGTTCCCGCGGCGAAAGAAGGATGCCATCTGGCGATGGGGTCTGGCTCCGGATTGCGCCCAGCAACCCGCCGGGATCGGGAGCGGGCACGAGCAGCGACCCATTGTTCGCCAGGAACGGATTGCCGGTGGAACTGGGAGCTTCGCTCATCAGCGGCCCCGCCGCATCTGTTCGTTGCGGCGCTTCATCCATTCCTTGGTGGCGAGCTCGTCGCGCACGCCGCCGCCGCCGGCCGCCGAACCGCTGACCATGATCGCTGGCCGCACGGCCTGGGCGCGGACGGCCGAGGCCGCGGCGCCGTCCTGGCGCCGGGTGCTGTCGCCCCGATAGGCGCAGTGCAGGATCTTCCAGACCCGCGGATCGTCCGCGGCGCCCAGTTCGTCCAGCGTCACCCCGTGGCCGCGGGCGTAGTCCACCAGCTTGGCGGCCAGTTCCGGCGACCAGCCGTCGATCTCCTGCTGCAGCTTCTGCCCAGTGGCGGCCATGCGCGCCGCCGCCTCGCGCGCCGCCTGCACCTCGGCGCGCGAGCGATGGTGCGCCAGGGTCTGCGCCAGGCCGTCGCGCGCCTGGGCCAGAGCTTGGAAGCGGCCCCACAGAGCCTGGGCGCCGTGCGGGTCATGCGCCGCGAAGGCCTGCCAGTCGACGCCGCGCAGGTCGGCGAGCTGATGATCCAGCGCCGCCAGCTGCACGCCGCCGGCGTGGGCGTGGCCCACCGCGTGGGCCTGCTGGGCCACGGCTTCCCGCTCCGCGATCAGCGCGCGGCGATGCTGCGCCAGTTCCTGGGTCTTGCGGGTATAGTCGGCCTGCCGCAGGAACCCGCCCTTCAGGGCGCCGGGCAGCTGATAGACGTCGCCCTCGTGCTCGACCTCGAAGGTGTCGTCGTCCGGCCCGTCCCCGGTGGCGTCGGGAAGGTCCTGGTCCACAGGCGCGATAGCGTCCTCGCCCATCAGGGCGTCGTCGTTCTTGTCCATGTTTTCCCTTGGGATGGCCGCCCGTGGGCGGAGGTGGAGAAAGGCGCGCGTGGCGCGAAACGGGCGTCTTGAGCTATTGGCCGGCGATGTGGCGCCAGCGGTCGTTCATCCACTGCTTCGTGGCGTCGAGGTCATTGTCGATCTCGCCCCGCGGATCGCTCACGATGCGGTCGATCCGGGCGGCGTGGTCGTCATAGATGCGCTCACCGACGCCTTGGCCGAAGGCCGAGCCCACAGCCGCCCCGATAGGCGCATTCACGCCGCCGGCGGCCGCACCCAGGGCTCCCCCCGCGGCTCCGCCTGCGAGCCCGCCAGCTAGGCCGAACCACGCGCGGGTCTTGTTCGGCGACATCGCCACATCCGCAAGGTCGAAGACCAGCGCAGGCGCGCCGGGTATCCGCTTCAAGAGGAAGCGGGCGCCGGGCTTCGCGGATTTCAGCATTCCTTCGCCGACCCGCTCCACAGCTTTGGCTTGACCATCGAGGAGGCCGCCGGCGACCTGCGACGCGCCGGGCGCATAGGGGCTTGCGCTGCCATCTTCGTCGGCCATCTGGACCTCCACCGTTGATTGAAATTCTTTCCGGCCGCGCTAGACTCGAACGAATGCAGAACGAACCGTTCACGCCACGGAATCCCGACCGGTCCACGTCGCTGGGCATGCAGGCCGAAAAGCTCGTTGGCCTCCCGCCCCTCTTCTTCGCGTTCGGCCTCTACAAGAACGACCCCGATATGTACGCCATCGCCTTCATCACCTGGGCGATCGGCTACTTCGTCTGGGGCCTGTGGGCGCTGTGGCGGGTCGCGGACCGTTTCCCGCGCGGTGATGTCTGGCGCGCCGTCGCGATCCTGGTCTATGGCGGCGCGCCCTGGCTTGTGGCGCCTCTGCCGGGAGCTCTGATTGGCGGTCGCGCCGGCGCCTGCATCGCCTTCCTCCCGATTTTCGCCGGCGGCGTCTGGGCCTTCGTGACCGCGGGCAACCTCAGTCCCGATCCCCCGGCGCCGCAACGCCGCGCATGGCTGCTTTGGGGCAGCACCGCGATCTGCGCGCTCTGGGTCGGCGTGGGCGGCCTGGTGTCCGCGCTGCTCATCACGCATCCGCACAGCGACGGGACTGTCTATTACCCCTTCGTCGGACTGGCAGCGGCCATTGGCCTGGCGAACCTGCCCTTGGCCGCCCTGCTGGGTCGCAGCGCCTTTCGCGGGTTCACACGCCATCGGCCGCTTACGGCAGAGTCGCTGCTTGCGGACTCCACGGCGCCCATCCCCTAGCGCTGCATCACCTTCATCCGGTTGGTTTCGGCCTCGAAGGCTTCGATCTCCAACTGGCGCGTCGCGTGGGCGCGATCCTGCTTCAGCGCGGCGATCTCGGCCTTCGCCGCGGCAAGCGCCTGGGCGAGTTGGGCCAGCTGCGCCTGGGCCGCCTGGGCCGTCTGCGCGTCCGGGGACCCGCCGCGGGCCTGGGGCGGCAGCATGGCCTGCAGCCGCTGCGCCACCTCGTCGGCCCCCGGCCAGTCGAGGTTCTTGGCCAGCAGGTCGCCGATCACCGGGGCTGCGGCCGGATAGGCGCGGATCAGCTCGATCATCTGGTTGGCCGCCTCCTCCCGGCGGCTGGTGAAGCTGGGTCCGGAGGTCACCGTCAGGTCGTAGGTCCCGACCGTCAAGTCGTAGACCTTCTCGATCTCGCGGATCTGGCCGGTCGGGTCCGCGGCCGCCCCCGCTGCGGCGCCCGGCGGCTGGTTCACCGGCACCGCTTGCGACTGCCCGTCCGGTCCCAGCACCCGCACGACGCGCGGCGTCGAATAGACCCTGGGGATCAGGTCCAGCAGAATCCGCCCGGCGTGCCGCATCGCCCGGTTCAGGTTGTCGATGTAGTGGAAGGTCGAGACGTCGCCTTCCCGCTGGCGCATCAGGATCGCCTTGCCCGAGGTCTCGTTCGACCGCGCCCCGAGGCTCGCGTCATAGAGCCCCATGATCGACTTCATGTCGTCGCTGGCGCTCAGCGCCTCGGCCATCGCCCCGGCCGGCGGTCCGGCGAAGCCCTGGCGCATCGGCGGCTCGGGTCCGTCGTACTCGATATAGGCGTGGCTCTGGATGTTGGCCGTGGCCCACTTGGCGCTGTCGGTCTCGAAGGCGCCCTTGCGGCCGATGAACGGCGTCTTGGGCGCCAGCGCGACGAGCTCCGTCGAGGTCGTGCGCCAGTAGTTGAACATCCGCTGCGGATCCTTGGCGTCGCGCACCAGGCTGCGCAGCCGCCTGCGGCCGTCGATATGCAGTTCCTCGCCATAGACCGGCACGATGGGGATGTACTTGCCCGCCCACTCCACGGTCTCCAGCACCTCGGCGCCCGTCAGGATCCGCTGGGTGACCTTGTGGCTCGCCACGCTGCGCGGCCGGCCTACGACGGTGACGCCGAGCGCATCGAACATCGCCTTCTGCTTCTCGTAGGTCTCGACCTCGACCACCTGGCCGTCGGACAGCGCCACGATGCTCCGCTGCACAGCCACACGCTGCCAGTGCTCGGCCACCATCACCCGGTCGCCCTCGAGCCAGGGCCCCGTCAGCGACGCATAGCTGTCCGCCGTCCAGTCCACGGCGTCCGCGCCCTTCCAGCGCGCCTCGAAGGCGGCCTTCGGCAAGGTGTCGACCACGAACGCCGAGTTCCAGTCGGATGAGTCCGCCGCCGTCCCGTCGGGGTCGCCGTAGATCGAGAACGGATTGGCCACCCGCTCGATCGCCAGATCCTGATCGAAAGTGTCGTCGGACGAATAGCGCGTGTTGATCCGGAAGTAGCCGAACCCGCCGGTCACCGCGAAGTCGAGCGCGGTGTCGTAGGCGACCTCCGCGTCCGAGCTCTGCTCGATGTGCCGGATCAGGCCGTTGAATACCTCGGCGGTCTTGGGGTCGGCCTGGCTGTCCACCGGATGGACGACGATCGAGGGCTTGTTCTGCCTGGCGTCATTGACCACCTGGCGAATGAAGGCCGGCAGCCGGTTGATGGTCAGGCAGGGCCGCCCGTCCAGGTCCCGCTCGCGCTTGATCTCAGCCGGCCACTGCTCGCCGAGCCTCGCGAACTTGAGGTCGTCCAGCGCGTCGCGCCGGTTCTCGGCCTCGGCGTCCGCCGCCCGCTCGAAGGCCTCGCGGGCCTCTTTGATGATCTCGTCGTCGGACAAGGCTGGCCCCCACGGAAAGCACATATGCAAGCGCCCGCGCGAGCATTCCCGGCGGGTAGAATGGCGGCCCGCTCCCAACCGGGAGCCGAACCGCAAACGGTGTTGGAAATCGCGACCTGGCCGCCGCTCATCGCCTCTAGGGCGGAGCGTTAGGCGCACCAATCAACGCTGACAAAACTCTACCGAAAAGTCGTCGCGATGTCAAGAACAAAAAGAGAACTAATTCGGTCGCGCAAGTCGAATGCCATCACTCAGCGTCCGTGCGCCGGCGCAATTCGGTGAACAGCCAAGCGCCGGCGGGAAGCGCGGCGAGGCCGGGAAGGATCAGTCGGATGGCCAGGTAATCGCCCCAACTCTCGAAGGAGACCTTCTCACTGTCCAAGACCAGCCAACAAACCACCCCGGCTAGGCCGAGCGCCAGAACAACCGGCGCCATCCAGCGCAGGGCCGTCGCCCGACGCCCCGCTTTGCGCGAGGCGCGCCAAAGCCATAGCGAAGCGACGAGCAAGGCCGGTCCGCTTCCGGAAAGTCCAAGGGATAACAACACCAAAAGGGTGGGCGCCTCAGGAAAATCCCGCAGCAAGAACAATCCAACACCCACCAGCACCTGTAGCCCCCGGGCGAGGGCCGCAACGCCCGTCACCATCAGACCGATCGCGACGGCGTAGGCGGCAATTCGGCGAACTTTAGGTTGCATGAACCCTCAGCGCTCCGGTGAAGCTCTTCCAATCTTAGTGGACCAGTCGAAGCGCTGCAAGAACGAAGCGGGAACAACGACACCGGCTCACATCCGCTCTTACTGCACGACGTAGGTCCCCCGTTTCCGAATCGTGAAGCCTCGAAACTTCAAGTCGCCGGACAGATCGACGTCGAGTTCACCCGAGGGCGTATTGTAGAAGCGTGCCTTGGGCGGCAAACCGACGCCCTTGCCCTTGACGCCGGACACCGACACCTCAGCTTTCCCCGCCGTCGTGGGATCGAGCGTACCGGACGCGCCCACCGTGATGGGCCCCAGGACCGGAATCGTGACCTTGCCTTGCGCCCCTATGTCCTGCCCGGATCCACGGCTAATCGTCCCGTCGACGCGACCCTTGACGCTGATGGGAGCCGACGTGTTCGGGCCGCCCGCGATGGTGCTCAAGGCGCCGGCGACCATGGCCGCCGTGCCGGGTCGCCCCGTCAGCGGACCTCCCGCCCCGGCCGGCGCCGCCACGCCCGCCGGCGTGGACGCGAACAGCTGGGCCTCGCCGTTCGGCGTCGTCGTATCGCCCGCCATCTGCTGGGCCCGCAGGGCGAGCCAGTCTGCGTACGACAGGCTGTCGTCGTTCAAAGCGCGTGAGACCGGATCGGTCGGAAATTGCCCAGTATCGTCGTCTCCAAACGACAGCGGATCGTTCTGCGCCTGCAGCAACCGGTTGCGCCGCACCATGTCGTCCCAGGCTTCGCCCAGCGGATCGGGCACGGAGAAGGGCTCGCCAGGCGAGTTGAAAGCCATGCCGATCTCCGGATTGAGGGAACCGTCAACGGCCTCACCGCCAAGCGGCGGGCGCACCAGTCAACGCTGACAAAACTCTACCGAAAACGCGCCACGACGTCAAGAACAAAATGAGAACTTTTCATGCCTACGCCGCCACGTCACGCGCCATCGCCAGGGCGTCGGCCTCCTGCAGCGCCGCGAACAGGGCGACGGCCTCGATGGGCTTGGCGACGTGGCCGTCCATGCCGGCGGCCAGGTATTCGCTCACCTGGTGCGACATGGCGTTGGCGGTGAGCGCCACGATGCGGGTGCGCGGCCGGCCGCTCGCCGCCTCCGCCGCCCGGATGGCGCGCGCGGCCGCGGGTCCGTCCATCACCGGCATCTGCACATCCATCAGGATCAGGTCCCAGGGCTCGGCCGCCCAGGCCTCGACCGCCGCGCGGCCGTCGCCCACCACCACCGGCTCGACGCCCACCTGCGACAGCAGGGTCTTCAGCACGAGCTGGTTGGTCGCATTGTCCTCCGCCGCCAGCACCCGCAGAGGGCGCAGCAGCTCCGGTCCCACGGCCGCCGTCCTCTCGGCTGCCGCTGGGGCCTCGCCCAGCCAGGGCATCGGCAAGGTCACCGTGAAGGTCGAGCCGACGCCCAGCGTACTCTGCGCCGCGATCGTCCCGCCCATCAGCTCGGCGAGTTCGCGGCAGATCGACAGGCCCAGGCCCGCACCGCCATAGCGCCGAGTGGTCGAGGCGTCGGCCTGCTCGAACTTGGCGAACAGCCGCGCCAGCACGTCAGGCTCGATCCCGACGCCGCTGTCCGCCACGCTCAGCCGCACGCCCGCGCCCGCCCGCTCCAGGCTCACGACGATCCGCCCTGCCTCGGTGAACTTCAGCGCGTTGGAGATCAGGTTGTGCAGGATCTGGCGCACCCGCGTCGGGTCGCCGCGATAGCGCCCCGCCACGCCTTCGCCCAGCGTCAGCTCCACGGCCAGGCCCTTGGCCTCCGCCAGTGGGTCGAAGGTCTGCCGCGCACCGGCCGCCAGGGCCGCCAGGTCGAACTCCAGACTCTCCAGCTCCAGCTTGCCCGCCTCGACCCGCGACAGGTCGAGGATGTCGTTGAGGATCGCCAGCAGGCCCTCCCCGCTTTCGCGGATGACCTCCACCTGGGCGCGCACCTCGGCGGGCAGCCGCCGCCGCGCGGCGATCGCCTGGGCCATGCCCAGGACGCCGTTGAGCGGGGTGCGGATCTCGTGGCTCATGGTCGCCAGGAAGGCGCTCTTGGCCCGGTTGGCGGTCTCGGCCTCATCCCGGGCGCGCAGGATGGCGGCGTTGGCGGCCTGCAGCGCGCGGGCCTCGCGGAAGCTCATCCAGATGCTGATCGAGGCGTGCGCCACCACCGCCATCAGGGTCACCTCCACCAGCACCTGATCGACGCCGTGATAGTGCGGCGTGGCCAGCGGCGCGATCGCCGGCAGAATCAGCGCCGGCAGGGCCGGGACCAGTGCGCCCATCGAGCTCCCGTGGTGGGTCTCGAGATAGAGCAGGTGGCCGGCGAAGAAGGCGGCGCCCGCCAGCTGGCAGGCCGGATTGGCCGAGTTCCACAGGATGGCGCCGCCTACGCTCCAGGCGGTGATGGTCACCGCATAGGTGATGAAGCAGGCCCAGGCCGCCGAGCGGCTCAGGGGCTCGCCCCGCGCCATCGGTCGCGTCACCGCCCGGAAGGGGAATTCCAGGGCGAGCACGGTCGCCGACCAGATACCCGCGATCAGCCAGCCCACGCCAAGCCCGATCAGGATCCACAGGAGTATGCCCATCAGGAGGCGCACCGGCGAGAAGATGAAGCTCCGCGCCCCAGCCGCCGTGAACCGCTCGTCGAACCAGTCCGCGAACATCGCCCGCCCCCACAGGCCGCCAGGATGACCGGTGTTCGCCAAGGTCACGTTAATGACACCCGCCGACCTCCTGGCTCAGCCCATCCACCCCAGCGGCGCGGCCCGCCCGACGCGCGCCGCCGGGCGCGCCGCCGGTCCGCCGCTGCGGTTGGCGGCGAACTCGCCGAAGGCGTCGGCGCTATGGCTCGCCTGGTCGTGCAGCGGCCCGCCGTAGCTGCGGGTGGCCCGGTTCCACCGCTTGCGGTAGCCGCGCAACCGCTCGAGCCCGCCGGCGCAGCGCTCGGCGTCGAACCAGGTGATCGGGATCATCAGCCGTCCGGCGTTGATCCGCTCCTCCGGATCCATCGCCGCGCCCACCGAGATCGGCCGCACGCCCAGGCCGTCCAGGGTCTCGTAGCGCGAGCGCCCGGCCGCCCCCAGTTCGCGCACCATCACGTCGTGCGGCAGGTGGTGGGTCCCGTAGACGTAAGGGAGCCCCGCCAGCGCCTGGCGGACCACCGCATCCAACCCCTCGCCGGAGGTCTCGAAATAGTCGATGGCGCGCACCTCTCGCCCGACCTGCTGGAAGAACCAGACGGCCGTATAGTCATCGATCCCCAGGTCCCAGGCGGTGTCCACCTTCAGGGCCGGATCGAAGGGCACGCGCCCGATCCGCCCGGCCCGCTCGGCCTCGCCCAGCAGGCTCGCATAGTATGCGCCGGGCGCGGCGGCGTCGAAGTCCACCAGGTATTCCGAGGCGAACCGCGCCTCGCCCTCCTCCACACTGCCGAGCTCGGCGACCATCTCTGCGCGCTCACGCTCCAGCTGCGCCGGCGTGAACACGTCCGTCTTGGTGGCCGGCGATCTGACGGTGAACCACTCCGGGTCCCGCTCGCGGCTCTCGAACGCCCGCGTCGCATGCCCCCGCCCGCGCGGCGTCCACAGGAACAGCGCCCACCCGCCATTCTCCGCCAGGATCGGCCGGATGAAGCTCCAGGCCTCGGGCTTGGCCAGCGCCCACTCGGAGAACACCACGCCAGCCGGCGAAGACCCCACCAGGCTGTTGTAGTTGTCCGAGCCCGCGACCTGCCAGACCGACCCGTTGCCCAGTTCGATCTTCATCTCGTCGTTGTGCGGCGTCGGCCGCAACCTCGGCGGGAACGCTTCATGGATCCGCCGCTGGCCGGTGTGCGGGTTCACCGCGTCCCAGATCGCCTTGCGGCCCTGGGACGCCTCCGGCAACAGGTGCCAATAGGTGCCGGTCTTCTGCGAGGCGGCCAGCGCCGCCCAGTGAAGGCCGACCTCGTCCTTCCCCCAACGGCGGTGCGCGACCACGTCGGCCCGCTGGCCGCCGGACGCCAGCTTGCCCCGCAGGTAGCACCACAGGTCCAGCTGGTACTCGCGGGGGCGCCAGATGGTCGCTGGCAGGTCGAGATGCTCCTCGATCATTCTGCGCCGCCCCCGGTCGTCCGGTCGTCATCCTCCGCCGCGGTGATCTCGCGGACGTAGGGGGTTCCGTCTGCACGCCACGCCCGCTCGAATTCGCGGATCCGAATGACCAGCCGCCGCTTGCCGGAAATCCAGTCGTT